CCGCAGTACTTAGTTTAGATCCAGGATTTGCTCTACGATAAGCCATTACACCTTTCTTAGTCATACCTGCTCCTTGTTTAGTAGGACGATAGTTTGCTCCTGGACCTTTAGTAGTCTTAGCAATGTTTCCTCCCTTAGCCATGTAAGCAGCTTTAAGTCTGCCGCCTGCCATAAATTTGTAACCATACTTAGAAGCATCTTGTCTAGCTTCAGATACGTTTCCACTATTAGCTGCTACAAATCTTGCTTTAGCTACTGAGGTAGGCATCTTACCACCGTCAGCCATTTTAGCTTTAATCTTGCGTTCTTGTTTAAGCATCTCTGGAGTAGGCTTCTTTCCAGAACCTCTCTTAGCACGGATGTTATTCCATAAAGAATTTTCTACACCCAGTTTATTTAATTTCTTTTTCATATTATTACGTTTTTCCAAGTTTTACCTCTATGGATGTCTTTTACAGAATAGTAACTAAGTCCTAACATATCTGCAACTTCTTTTGGCTTATGTCCCAATTGTAGTTTTGTTTTTATCTTAACTACGTCTGACTCGGTCAATTTTGCCATACTGTGTGCTTCTCCAGATTTCCAATTCTTAGATAATAGTTTTAAGTGTTTGTTTTTGTATTCTGTATTTTGCCAGTTTTGTTTTTGTTGCGCAGACTTTGCTTCCTTGGTTTCTTTACTTCTCTTTATTCCAGTGTTACTTCCTGCAATCTTTGCCACGTTATACTCAGGCAATAAAGTATCTAAGTAATGTTGTTCTCTTGCAAGTAGGTCTTGAGTTTCACATTCTTCTATTATCTCTAATTTAAAATTGTCCTCTCCGTATTTAATAACTGCACGAATTAGAACAGTACAAGAGCTTTTATTTATTCTTATATGATTAAGGTGTGTATAATATCTTTTAATAAAGTTCTGGCTACTTCCTATGTAAAAATGACCATTAACTAGGTTGGTGATTTTATAAATAACTCCACTACGACTCTTGTTAGTGATGTACTTAGTTACCTGATCTTCTGTTAAAGACAACATACTATTTCTTTACTTTAGATTTTTTTAGGAAAGAAGATAAGTCATAGTTTACTTTTTCTCTATTAAATTGTTTAGCAAGTTTATTTGCTAACTGCAACCTATTAGCTTTACTCTTAACTCCTCTCAGGATACTTGCTACCCCATCAACCATCTCTTTATCGTCCTCTGACTCATCCTCTGATTCATCTTCATCTTCTGTCTCGACCTCTCCTCCATCTTTTAGTTTTCTACCTTGATACTTATAAGGCTTAGCATTAGATATATTATAAATATCGTTTACTACACTAATAGTATTCGCTTTCTTACCAGGCATAAGATCTAATCCTTGATTGTAATTATTACTATCAGCAGATCTAATAACAGATACAGCATTAAATCCTTTTCCTATGGGACCTGGAATATAGGATCCAAGATCTACCCCTAGATCAGTATAAAGGCGTTCATAGTTAGGACTAATAGTATCTCCAACTTTTGGTTTTATAGCAGGTCTAGGAGATGGGGTGTCTGTATACTGATTCTGAGACCTAGAGTACGGAGTGTAGGTAAGACCTCCATTAGGCATCTTACGTTTTTTAGAATTCTTATATGCACCCTTAAGCTTAGAACCTGAGGGTGCACTGGGAATTATAGAACCGTTTACTCCTGGGACAAACATAATTTAACGAAGTGGTTTACCTGCTTTGTATTTAGCTAAGCGATCCAATACTAACTTCTCATTAGCAGATACTCCCTTGTAAGGAGACATCTTAGAAGAGTTTTGCTTAGGAGAGTTTTTCTTATACTTAGAAAGGTTGTTGAATGCACTAGTAACATATGCAGGTTCCATTCTAGTATTTGACATCTGTTTTAAATTAGAAGCTGTACTCATAGGCTTCTTAGCTTTAATAGAAATTTCTTGCATACGTACTGGCTTATTCTGAGTTCCATGAATAGCTTCTAAGTCAGGACTTAACTTGGATTTACTAGCAGTTGTAGAGGTTTTAGTCTTAATATAAGACTCATAAGCCTTCTGTGTTTGTGGTCCCCAAGCTCCATCAGCAGCAATATCATATCCTTTATTCTTAAGCATTTGCTGATACTTCATTACTTTCTGTCTTTCAGGAGAAAGATTTGAACCTTCTAACTGGTTTAAAGTACTCTTAGCCGCCATGTTTAATGGATCAATTGGTTTTACTGTAGGCATATCCATCTCTCTAGGCATATCCATTTCCATACCATCTGCTCCTTTACGCATTCCTGCAAGAGTCTTTGCCAAGTTAGCACGCTTTACAGTGGTACTAGAAAACTTTTCTTTGTTGCTTAATACTTTATCACGGAATGCAGGTACAGACATACCAGCATTCTTAGCTTGTGCAGTAAAAGATCCTGGCTTTTTAATAGCAGACTGGATCCACTTGCCTCCTGATTTCATTTTCTTACCTCCGCAACTCATGCAGGTAGAGTAAGATTTCTTTAAACGGTTCATATAATTATTTAGTTTAGTGTCAATTGATATAAAGTAGAAGTAATCAAAGCAATGATCTCATCTACGATGTTTTGTAGGTGAGTGTTTTCGTTTCCAAATACATTACGATGCTTCATTACATAATCTTTCATGTAAGTAAGATGAGCTTTAGCATTCATATATTCTGATCCAGGAATCTTAAAGTTTAAGCGTTTTCCAATAGTTCCGAAGTATGCTTCTACTAAATCATCTAATAGACCAATTACTTCTGAGTAGTAACCGTCTAAAGCTTTGTGCTCACTAAACGAAGTTGTCTGTAAGTGAGCTAAGTGAATGATGTCCCTAGACTGGAATAACTGTCCCAGTACTATTTCGGGTTTAACTGTTGTGAAGAGTTCTTTTTCTTTCATGATATTATGGGTTGGTTTGGGTTATTTGAATGGTGTTAATAAACTTAAATCTAGAATACTGATCTTGAATCAGTCTTACTTTAGCAAAGTCAGACTTAATCTTAGACTTCTGATAAGACACAGATACAGGTCTTACACTCTTAGTATTAGGCACTTTGTCTATAGGGTACTGAGTAACTAAGTCACTCCACTGAGTCGACCATAGAGGTTGACCATTTCCTTGAGCTGCAACGTTCCAAAATCCATTAAAGGTATACAAGTGTTCTCTACGAGAGATAAGAGCTTCTATGCCTGTTGCTGTCATTCTAGGATAGGTAATTTTCTGTCTTGTGTTACCAAACTCTTCAGGAATCAACTTAATAATACCAGTAGACTGTTCTTTGTTATAAATAATAGCCTTAGTAAAGTTTGCTAAGTTCTTCTTGTTAGCAGTAGACAAAGAATAGTACTCGTAATCAGAATAGTATTCTTGAATGTCCTGCATCAAAGTAACAGAGTTGATTGTAGATACTTGTGGGAAAGAGTTTACATTATACTCTAGAATATAAGGATACAACTTGTTGTAGTAATTCTGATAGGTATAGATAGACAAGTTATGATTCCAAGTAGATGCTCCTGTAGAAGTATTAATCAAAGTTTGGAAATGACCAAGTAAAGGAACAAAGAAGTTAGGAAGGAAAGAGTAGAAAGAAATAAAGTTCTTTAACTTAGGTGAGTAAGCTACTGTCCAAGACTTATTCTCAAAGTAAGTAGGATCACCAAAAGTAATAGTCACTTGTGTGTTACCTGACTCTAATACATACTTACGATAGTTGCTATCAGATGTGTCTGTAATATATTTAACTACTGAAGGACTTCCTTCACGATACTGAGGTTTAACTCTATAGTCTAGTTTAGTAATAAACACTCTCTCATATCTTTCATCCCATCCCATAACAATACCTAATCCAACAGGAGGATTGTCGATGTCTGCATTAGGAATGTCTTTAAGGATTTGGAAAGGTAAGTTTTGCTTAAACCAGTTGTAATTGTTTTCTGTTTTAATCTCGTTAAACCCGTCTCCTGTAATTTGATAGATGTGACCACGTTTAGCATCTACCCAGAATGTTCCGTACTCACACTTAACATAAGCTTTGTGTTGAGTTCCTATGTAACCTAGATCAGTCTTAGCTAAATCTACAGGTTTTTGTTTGAACATTTCTGCACTTCCAATCTCTAACTGATAAGGGGAAGTAGTAGTTAAAGTAATACGAGAGTTGTAGACCTTAGTAGTGTTTTCAAACCTAGCATGTACTCTTTCGTTCTCTCCTGCGTTTAAATCTATTAAGCGTCCTCCTTGCTTAGGGAAGTCATAGAAATTGCCTGGACGGAATACTCTCCAAGCATCTGAAAGATAGTTAGAAGAGTTTGCAGGATCAGAGTAAATTACACGGTTATGGTGAATAGACAAACACTCTAATTTAGGGTACTTTAATC